TGGCACAGCTAACGGCACAGCTAATGGGACAACCCCGCCAGTAGAAGCAGAAGTAGAAGGAACTGGAACTCTTGAGCAACAGACTCCCGTAGCTGATGGCCTTGCAACCACATCTCCGGAAGACTCAAATGCACAACAGCCCACTATTGAAACTCTGCAAACGCAACTGAAGAAACTTGAAAATGACAACAAGGCTCTTCAGGGTCGGCTACGAAGTCAACAAAAAGAGAATCCTCAATTTGACGAACTCTCTGACAATATGGCGACATTAGTAGATACAGTCCAAGCGTTAATACGCCACCAAAGCACGCAGGATCAAGAAGCATATATGGAAGACTTACAAAAGGTTGAAGCAAACGCTGCAACCCGGAAAGCTACCAATAACTTCACGAGAACTGCAAATAGCTTTATTGCCGAAATAGAAGAAATAGTTACAGAAAGCGGTCTTGATTTAATGACTGCACCTGAACTAGCAGCATTTCGGGAATTATGGAGTCCTGCATATGAAAAGCAGGATTTGGCGGGTATCTATCAGGCTCATGCTGAATTCAATAGAACCATGAGAAGAATAGAAAGAGACCGTAGGCTAACTGAAAAAGATCAGCTAACTAAAGCCGCCGAAGATAGGGTTAGAAGTTTTGCAGAGGAAAACGGACTAAATACATTGGATCTTGATTCAACGTCATCAGCTCCGTCAAACGCAAGTGCAAACAATCTACTAACCAGAATGGGCGACTCTAATACCTCGGTTTCCAGAGAAGAAATAGCACAAGCGGCTGAAGTGCTTAGAAAGCAGGGAATCCGCATATAGATTAAATTAGGAGTTTAATTATGGCATCAGGGAATACAACCACAGATGCTCTCGCTGATTCGATTCCTACAATGATAGCTTCTGCTCGAATTGTAAGAGAATTTGCGGGCGTAATGCCTAACCTAGTAGATAGGCAAAGACTTGACGAAAATACCGGTACTGTCTGGAACGAAGTTTCAATGGCGAAACTTAGCGCACAGGCTGTATCAGAAAACACAGAACTAGATAACCCACAGCAAATGGAAGACACTTTGTTCTCCATTACACCTACAGTTGTCGGAGTTCACACAGTTATAACAGACCGTGTTGCTATGAGAATAAGCTCTAATGCTTACGCTCAGACAGGGTCATTGGCACAAAACGCTATTGAGCGAAAGAAAGACCAGGATGGAATTACCGCAATAGACGGTGCAACTACAGCATTAGGTGCTGCAGGAAACGCCCTCGATTCCGGTGAGATCGCCGCTGCTGCATATCGAATTACATCGAATACAACAGAGCCTGCTCCTGCCAATGTTCCAATACACGCAGTTCACCATGGATTCTGCTTAAAAGACATTGATGACGAACTAATAGCATCAGGTCTAGACGCAAGTACAAGTGGTGCGCCATTAACAGATGGAATATCTGTTGAAGCCTACCAGAACCGCTACAGAGGAACTATCGCAGGCGCAAGACTCTACGAAGATGGAAACATATCCATTGACGGTGATGATGACGCTAAAGGCGGAGTTTTCTCACAGGCAGCTCTAGTACTTGTAGAAGGTCGATCACCATACATCGAGACCAAGCGAATGCCTGAACTCGGTGGCGGTGCTACAGCAATGTATCACTACGATGAATTCGCATATGGTGAAAGGTCTGCAGGTAACTGGCTATATGAAGTTATAGCAGATGCTACAGCCCCAACGAGTTAATGAATGCTAGAAGGAAAGCGTGGTCTGAAAAGCATGGCCCCATTCCTAAAGGTTGGGTTGTACACAACATGAATGGAGATATGGCGGATAACAGGATTGAAAACCTTGCCGCCGTACCTCGTAAAACAGGAAATATATCAGAAGTAGTCGCTCCCTACAGGAAGCGTATAAGGCAATTGGAGCTAGAGCTTCAGAAGGAAAAAGAAAATGGCTACAGTTCAAGGACCAAGAGGTCAAATTGAAATATTTGAAGATTTCGTAGGGGCAGAAGTTCCTGTCGCATTAACTAATGCTTTCGGAAATATCGGATCCTTACGAGTAATTGGTGACGGACTTGCAGAAACAGACTCCGGAATAGTCTCACTAGACTCTGACGGAGTAAATGGTGTTGCACAGTTCACTACCACAAACGAAGACAAGCATGCAGCCGGTGTAACTACCGCAACCATGTTTGACGTAGGAAACATGGGAACCATAGTTGCTGAAGCTAGAGTTCGGTTACCTGCAGTTGCTAACAGAGAAGTATTCTTCGGACTAAGCGATGTCAATACAGACACCGTTTCTTTAGAAGATGATGTCTTTCACGGCAATGGCACAACTATAACTCTTACAGCATCTGACGGTGCAGGTTTCTTATTTTGCTCAGAACTAACAGACGCAACAGACTGGCACATGATCTATAACGGTGGAACCACAACAGGTGAAACCACTTCTACTAACGTAGATGCAGATGATGTAGCTACTGCAGGAGAGTTTCAGATTTTGAGACTCGAAATTGCAGAGAACGGAACATGCCGATGGTATATCGACGGTGTTCTAAAGCAGACAAAAACAGGTGCTGTTTCAACATCAGTTGATATGGCAGTAATCCTGGTTGTCGAAGCAAAAACAACTACAGCACTAACCATGGATGTTGATTACTTCTATGTAAGAAGTGCTAGAGACTTCACCATTTAGGAGAGGTAAGTGGCAAAACTTGTTGAACTAGCCACATCGGAACTTTGGAGTCATGAGCCGTGCTATTACCTCTCTGAGATGAATAGGATGGGTCCTGATTCCAAAGGACTGAGAAGGTACCAGGCAATAACGGTTATTAGAAGTGACCGGAAAGTAAGAATGGAACGAGACATCGGAGACGCAAGACTCTTCGGTGAACAGTTCCAACTTATATGTGGTGTACCTGACGGTAAAGGTGGAGGTGAAAGTCTATATACGGTGGAAGAAGCAATGCGTCTAGCACAGGATATGAATTTAAAACCACCACCCAAAACTGAAGTTAAGCCCAGAGACTGGAACAAAATCTTCTGGGACAACGTGGAAGAGAAAAACAAGTGGAAGAGAGGGCAAAGTACATTTGGTCCCCTCTTTAAAAAGGAGCGAACGTAATGGCTGACGAACCTTCAGTACATGAAATGTTAAGAGATGCAGAACAGGCAGAAGAACCGGGCAATATGAAACCCGGAACTCCTATTGGTAGTGCAAACGGAATACAGATGACGGCAACTGAATTAAGAAGTGCCGGCTATGTCTATGTTTACAACACAAGAACAGGAGATCGAAGCACAGTTAACCGAAACATGCTTGAACAGCAACTACAGAAAACTCATGAAGACGGAACATACGCATTTACTACAAGAAAGCCTGAAGGCCTAGAACCTTCCAAAGGCAAAATTAAATGTATGTTACATGCAGATGACCCCAACAGAGAAAAATACAACTCTATGGGACTCCCTGTATGTCGTAAAGCAAACATCGTAGCTTCTCATGATTTAAGAATACACATGGAAAAAAGACACCGTAGAGAATGGGCAACCATTAACGGTGACGAAATACAAAAAGAAAAACAAAGGGAACTAGAACGTCAGGATAATCTGGCAGAAGCCATAAGATTGCTCGCTGAACGGGAAGCTCCTAGAAGTTCTGGCAATAACCACCAGAACAGAGGAAAAGGTAATGGCTAAGAATAATTTTTCTCCCATTCCTAGTTCTTTAGTAACTCATGCTGTTACTGATTCGGCAACGTCTTTGACAGTTCCCGATCAGGCTAACTATGCAGAGGGGTATGTCAGGACTAATCCTGTTGTTGAGACAAGGGATGGAACTGCACCTACTACAACTAAAGGCAGGCAATGGGCGGCAGGCGATATTATCGTTTTAAGATCGAGAGATGAAGTTACAGGATTTCAAGTCATCCGTGAAAATGCTTCTAATGCAGCAACCATAGACTTTGAATTCTGGAACAAAGTGCCAGGTATGAACTAATGGCAGGCGTATTATCATCAGGAGTATCAAAACCGGGAACAGGCGATATTGAAGGCGTTACAGCCGGAGTCGGACTATCAGGCGGTGGCAGTAGCGGAAGTGTTACGGTAACTCTTGATTTGAGCGAATTATCTGCAGTAACGCCTGCAAATGGAGACTCCCTAGCAACTATAGATAGTGACGGATCTACAGAACAATTAACTACTATAGCTGCTCTTGCAACATTGCTTGCAGGTGCAGGTTTAACTGCGTCTAATTCTGTTATAGGAGCTGACGACAGTACAGCTAGTGCTAAAGGAATTGTAATTGTCGCAGGTGGCGATGGAATTAGCGTTTCATATAGTTCTGGTACAGCAACAACTGCTGTTGATTTAGGGACAAATAGTGGATTAGAAATCTCTAGTAACAAACTACAAATTGCTAAAGGTATTTCACAACATGACACAGCTCAATTTGCTGCAGGTGTAGTTGACGATGATTTCCTTAGAATTGACGGAACTACAGTAGAAGGCAGAAGTGCATCGGAAGTATTATCAGACATCTCTGCAGCTCCGGCTGCAGGTAGTTCTAATATAGTAACTACAGGTGCATTAGATAGTGGTTCAATTTCATCTAACTTTGGAGCAATAAATAACGGTGCCAGTAACATTACAACTACAGGTACTGTTGCTGCCGGAATAGTAGATATAACTTCAGATGCTCATTTAGATTCATCTCCTGGTAACAATACTGTATCAGGGGTAACAGCTACATTTACGGCAGGAGAAGCATTACAGGCCGGTGAATGTGTGTACTACAAAGCATCTGATTCTAAGATGCACAAAGCAGTTGCAGCAGCAGGTTCTGTAACTCCACCTTGTATAGCATTGGCTGCAGAAAACTTAGCGGCAGATGCTTCAGGTAAATTTTTATTAGTTGGCTTTATACGAAACGATGATGACTTTCCTACTTATACAGCAGGAGATGAAGTATATACCCCAGAAGCTGAAACCAGTTCTCAGAACGTACCAGAAGCTACAGCACCTGATAGTGATGGTGACTTAGTTCAGGTATTAGGTATAGCTATTGATGGAAATACACTTTACTTCAATCCATCGTTAGATGTTATCGAACATGCCTAGCAGGTAGCAATATGGCTAACGAAATAGAAAAAATAAATAACATTGCTATAGCTAGTATAGAAAAGCTAAACGCTAAGACTGACGCAAACATTCAGGCTGTTAATGGTCTTGAGTTAACGGGTGAGTCTTTTATTGTAGCCACAGGCGGTAGCATAGCTACGTCAGGCGATTACAAAGTCCACAGCTTTACCTCTAACGGCACGTTTGAAGTCACATCCAAAGGCGGCTCCGGCGCAGGCGACCAGATTGAATATCTAGTCGTTGCCGGAGGTGGCGGCGGAGGTGGAGGAGGAGTCAATTCAAATAACGGTTCAGGTGGCGGAGGAGCCGGTGGAATGCTAACTGCTTCTGAAATTACAGCGTCTGTAACTACATATGCTGTAGTAGTAGGAGCTGCAGGTGCCGGAGGTGGAGACGAAAATACTGTTGGCTCAGATGGTGGAAATTCTACTTTTGCATTAGGTTCAGTTTCTGCAACCGGTGGTGGTGGCGGAGGTCACGGATCGGGTGGCTCAAATGGTCGTAGTGGAGGTTCTGGTGGTGGTGGTGGAAACGGCTCTGGAGGTAGTGGAACATCCGGTCAAGGATCAGGCGGTGGATCAGGAGGAACTAACGCCGGTGGTGGTGGCGGAGGTGGAAAATCAGGAAGTGGTTCTTCAAATAGTGGATCTTCAGGTGGAGGTGGTGGTAATGGAACGGCAAGTTCTATTACAGGTAGTTCTGTCACTTACGCAGGTGGCGGAGGTGGTGGAACTTATAGTTCTGGCTCAGGAGGTTCCGGAGGTTCTGGGGGCGGAGGAGCAGGAGCAACAGGTTCAGGTTCGCCCGGAGCAGGTTCTGCTAACACAGGTGGAGGTGGAGGAGGTTCTTCACAAACATCTAGTTCAGATGACGGCGGAAATGGTGGCTCTGGCGTAGTAATTATTAAGTACAAATTTCAATAGGTGTAAATGATGGCACATTTTGCACAAATAGATGATTCAAACATAGTTATAAATGTAACTGTCGTAGCTGATTCAGATTGCCAGGATGGCAATGGAGATGAATCAGAATCTGTAGGTATTGCTTTTATGAAAGGTTTATTAGGAAGCGATACCAATTGGGTGCAGACAAGTTATAACGCCCGTATAAGAAAGAACTATGCAGGAATCGGTTTTACATGGGATAGCGGTAGAGATGCTTTCATACCGCCAAAGCCATTTAATTCATGGCAGTTAAATGAAAGTACTTGTAGATGGGACCCACCAACGGCAAGGCCTGATAGTGGGAACTATGTATGGGATGAAGGTAATACTCAATGGGTAGCAGAATAAATACCAAATATAAGGAAGGTGCTTAATGCCGACCACTACATTCTCAACAATGAGACAAGATATATTAAGACCTATGGGTCTTGTAACAGGGACCGTAACTACAAACTTGTCTTCTTCTAACGCATCTGTCATTGATACTAATTTAACAAAGAGATTTAGCGTAAATGATTATTTTAATAATAGATGGTTTATTCAAGTAACATCACAAAATAATTCAGGACAAATCAGAAGATTAACTGATTACGTTGCATCGTCAGGAACCCTTACAGCAGCAGGTGCAAACTGGAGTGCAGACTCTAGTGGAGCTACATATGAATTATCTGCTGTAGATCCGAGTGATGTATTGAGTTTATATAACGAAGCCCGTGAACAGGTGTTTCCAGATATCTCTTTGGTAAGAGATTTTGAAACTATCATTACAGGTAACAGGCAACACACATACACGCTTCCATCTACTATGCGAAGGATAGACAGAGTTTATTTAGGAAATAAAAGAACTGCTGAATCAGGGGATAACCTACTGTTAAATGGTGACTTTGAAGATTGGTCATCTACTACATCTTGTGATAATTGGACTATTTCCGGGTCAGGAGCAAGTGTAAATCAGGAAGCTGAAACAACTAACCCGGAGAACTACGGCGTATTATATGGCGATAATTCAGCGAGAATTGTAGTGCCAAGTAGTGTCGCTACAACTCTTTTACAAACTTACGATTCTACATCTAGTTCGTATACAGCAGTCGCAACAGAGGGACAGGAATGTAATCTTGCTGCCTGGGTATATTGC